ACTTCGAGGTGCTGAGGATTTCCTCATCTTCCTGAAATGCGTGTTTTAGGGTGATCAGGGGCTTGAGCGCGCCCAATCGGAGGGTGGGATAATCTGTTTCGTTCATGAGATTCATCTAGAATCAGATCACTCACTACGGAATCGCTTTTTGTGAAACCCCCGGGGGGTTCTCCCTCAACCAGTCACCCCCTATCCTTGCTGAACCGTCGCGATCAGTGAACAGATCAGGCATGTACGAGGCACTCTATCAAACCGTCCGGCAGAGATACGGGACGGGCAATTCGTCTCAGTCGATGGGCGATTGGATGATCGCCAACACCACGCTCAAGTCGCGGCCTTTCTCCTTCGAGGGCTACGAATTCCAGCGCGCCATCGCCGACGACATGCATCCAGACATGAACGTGAAGAAATGCAGTCAGGTGGGCCTGACCGAAGTGCAGATCCGAAAGTTCTTGGCCATCCTCACCCGGGGAACGGCGCTCAACGGTATCTTCACGCTCCCGAACGAGAAGATGTTCACCAAGATCTACAACGGTCGTATCAAGCCGATCGTCAACACCGACGATGTCTTCAACCCCCCGTCGGCAATCCAACCGGTGCGCCGGAAGGATCAGATCCAGATCAGGGACAGCTTCGGATATATCACCGGCTGCACCGAGGGAGATGCCACGTCGATCTCCTCGGATTTCATGATGCACGATGAGCTCGACCTCTCGCCACCCGAAATCATCTCGCTCTTCCAGAGCCGTATTCAGAACTCGGACATGCAGATCATCCAGAAGTTCTCGACGCCATCATTCAACGGCTTCGGGATCGACAAGGGCTATGCCCAGTCGGACCAGCGCGAGTACGTGGTGCGCTGCGGCAGCTGTAACCATTACCAGATTCCGCTCTTCACCCCGGACTTCGTGCGTATCCCTGACTATGAGTTCGACGTCCAGACCTTCCAGGATTTGTCGAGCACCGCGATCCTCGACCTGCCACTTTCCGAGGCTCAAGTCTGCTGCGACAAATGTCACAAGCCGCTTGATCTCTCGGACCCCTCCCGCCGGGAATGGGTCGCCAAGCACCCTGCCCGAGAAGCCTTCCGCGGATACCAGGTTCGTCCTTTCTCTACGAGCCGGCTGAAACCGGACTATGTCTTCCGCAAGCTGGCGCAGTATCAGACCGACGGGTACATGCGGGGCTTTGCGAACACCGTGCTCGGCGAGAGCTACTCCGACAGCTCGGCGCAGCTGCAGCGCGGCGACATCGAGAAATGCCTGCAGGGGGGAGCCGTCCCGGAAATCTCCTCAGACAAGTCCGTGTTCCTCAGTGTGGATATCGGATTCGTCTGCCACCTCAACCTGAGCTTCGATGACAGCGAGGGCAACCCCGTTTATTTCCTGTTCGAGACCGTTCCGATGGGAGCCCTGAGCTGGAGGATCGAAGAACTGAGGAAGCTCTACAACATCGTCCAGGGCGGCGCGGATAGATTTCCTTTCGAACCAGACGTCGACGCCATCCGGGTCCAGACATCCAATCTGATCATGCCTGTTCAATACCGCGGGCTCGGTGCATTGGTCCCGGTCAAGGACGAGCTCGGCGAAATTACCCATTATTCGGTCAACAAAACCTACGTTTTGGACCGAATTCACAGTCAGATTACAAATCATCAGGTGGTGCTCACTGGTTATGGCAATCAGAAGGAGACAATCATTGCCCAATTGATGGATAACGTGCGCGACGAGAACCCGGAATCTCCGGCAGTATGGAGGAAGAACACGGGCGATGACCACTATTTTCATTCTATGGGCTTGGGCTTTGTTGCGCGACGGATTTGTGAACATTTTTATCACAATGTCTCTGACATCAAGCCGACCAGCGCAGGGTTCTCTGCCATTAGTATGCAACAAAAATCGAGTGATATTGGAACGCACAGCAACAGCGGTGCCAAGAAAATCTCACGGTTAGGATAATTTATGGCGCTTTTCGATAAACTGGCTCAGATCGTACTTCCAAAAGGGAAGGGCATCAAAGGCGGAGCATCGTTCACGCCAACCTTCAACCCCCGGACTCCGATAATCACTGCGCCGACGTATCGGCAGCATCTCTCCGACATCTTCACTGACCGGACGGCGAACGACAGCCGGTCGCTGCTCAACAACCTGGTCAACCACGATCCGGACGTGTCCGCAGCAGTCCACTCGTATCTGACAATCTCGGGGTCCGCCAACCTGGTGATCTCGGCCTATAACGCCGAGGGTCAGCTGGACCGCGATGGCATCGACCTGGGGCAGCGGATCATCCAATCTCTGACCAGCACCAGTGATTACTCGCTCGGCTATTCGAACAAACCTACCATGGACCAGCTGTCAGCCAATCTTCGGTATATGGCGTTGCTCCGCGGCATGATCGGCGTCGAGCTGGTGCTCGATAAGACGTATGTCCCATCGGAGCTCCGCATTGTGGACACCTCGACGCTCGAGTGGAACGAAACCAAGTCCGGTGTCTTCGCACCGACCCAAAAACCTGCTGGCTCGAATGATACGATCGATCTGAACATCGCCACGTTCTTCACCTCGACCTTTCACCAGAACCCAACGTCGATCTACACCTTCTCGCCCTTCGTCGCCGCGATCAATACGATCGCCGCCCGCCAGGATATCATCAACGAGCTATACCGGATCATGCAGGTCGTGGGATACCCCCGCCTGGATATTGAGGTGCTGGAAGAAGTGCTGCTGGCGAACGTCCCTCCAGCCTTCAAGAATGACCCGAACAAATCGCGGGAGTTTGTGGAAGCCGAGCTTGGCCGAATTCGGGGTGTCGTCGGAAACATGTCGGCCCGGGATGTCTTCGTCCACTCCAACGCCATCAAGTCCTCGATCATCAACGACAAGAACCCGGGCGCCGGGATGCAGATCGAGCGGGTCATCGACGTGCTCGACAATCAGAACCAGGCGGCATTGAAAGTCATGCCGGCTGTAATCGGAAAAGGTACTGCCGGCGCGGTGGCCTCCACCGAAGCTCGGCTGTTTGCTCTCTCCTGTGATGCCCTGAACAAGGTTGTCGCCAGTATATTGTCCCAGTCTCTGACGCTCGCAGCGCGGTTGGCCGGTTTCGACGGCCAGGTCAAAGCAGAATATCAGCCGGTTGAGCTGCGCCCTGTGATGGAGCTCGAGCCCCAGCTGACGATGAAGAGCTCTCGCCTCAGGCAGGAACTCTCGCTCGGAACGATCACGGATGCCGAGTATCACATGCAAGTATTTGGTCGCCCGCAGCCGGCGGGAGCTCCTGAACTGTCGGGAACCAATTTCCTGAATCCAGTTCAGGTGGCTGTCGATGAGACGACCATCACGGCAAACAGTGACCCTCTGGGTAAGAGCCTGGCTTCGGATGGAAGCCCTTCAGCGAAATCCAACAGCACGAAGAGCGGCGAGCAAAAATCTAGTGGTTGAGCCAGCTTCACCGGGAACTCCGTGACATCGCCATAACCCGGAATCATAGCTTGGTTCATGAAGCAGATTTCAATCACTCCAGAGATCATCAAACTCATCAAGGACCGTGTCAACGCTGACATCGACCCTGAAGGCTTTGCGATCTTTGAAGCGATTGCGCTCAACACTCTGCCTCTTCCGGGCAAGGATGGAACGCTTCACGAACAAGCCGTTGTTATGCCAGTCACGCTCCGACAGATGGCAGACAGCATCCGGGGTGGTGCTCATTTACCCCTAGTCTCCGACCACCAGCTGGTGGCCGAACCCAAGGGTAGGGTTTTTGACGCTGACCTCTTTTACGGGGAAGGGGGTGATCTAGAGCTTCGCGTGTTGTTTTATCTCGACCAGACAGAACAGCGCCTCATCGCAAAACTGAATGCCGGCTCGCTTGACGAGGTCTCAGTATCTTTTCTCCCCACTGCTTTCGAATGTTCGGAATGTGGCTGGGATTACATGGGTCTCGACGCCACCCCTGAAAACATGTGGTCTCAGACCTGTGCCAACGGACACACCATTGGCGAAGACGGCGTTCACGCCAACCTGATCGGTCTCGATTCATTCCTCGAGGTCAGCCTGGTTGCGAGAGGTGCAGCCAGTCTACCCAAGATTGTTGGGAAGTCTGAGTCTAAGTTGCAACCTGCAGCGACCATGAGATTGGCCGCACGAGGATTTGAAGACACAAGCCTGTTCCTGGTTCAGGCATCACAAGGAGTTACCAACGTGACTGACAACACCGCACTCATTACCGACCTCACGAATGCAAAAGCTTCGGTGATCACTTTGACCGCTGACGCTGTTGTCAACGCGACCTCGCTGGCCGCTGCGAACACCGCAAAGGATACTGCCGAAGCACTGGTAGCCAGCTTGACCGCTGAGCGCGACACCGCTGTTACCGATCTCGCTGCCGCACAGGCCCTTGCCGCAGCTGCTCCGGCAGCTGATTATGACGCTGCTGTTACGTTCATGCAGACCACGCTCTCCGCAGTCCTGGTTGCTGCCGGCAAAGAACCTCTCGCTGAAATGCCAACGGCCATCGCCGAACTCGAAGCGGCCATTCGCTCCGAAACCTCCGATCTCACAGCCATCCTGCCTGTGGGTGGGGTCTCGAACCCCGCAACCAACAACGAAAGCAATGACGCACCTCGCTTGGTCGCCAGCGCATTCTCCACTCGTGATCTCACCAAGTAAGGAACCCTGAGAAATGGCTTATAATATCGAAGGTGTCGTATCGTATACCTTTCCAATCGAAGACTTCGCTTTCACCTACCTGCTCGAAGCAACCGTTGTTGCTGCCGACGTCGGCAAGGCCGTTGAGCAGGACATCACTGCTGCCTCGAAGGTAAAGCTGGCAACGGATGGCGCAGCCATCTTTGGTCGGCTCGAAGTCTTCGAAGACCGCGAAGTCTCTGGCATCCTGGTGGGTACGGTATCCCGTAAATTCAAAGCCAAGCTGCCCGCTGCACCTGCTCACGGCATCTCCGTTGGTGACGCCGTTTGTGGGGATGGCGCCGGCCTGGTCCGCATCGCAGTTGTTGGCGTTGACCCCATCACCAACCTCGTTGTCGAAGTCATCGGCGACGAAGTTGTAGTCGAATCTTTCTAAGGAGCATCAAGACATGAAACCCGCATATCTCATTGAACTGGCCCACAACCGCCGGTCTGCCGAAGACGTTCTTGGTGCTGTCATGGACAAGAATATGTCCACCAGTCTGGCCGCTGGCCAGAATCTGATCCAGGCCGCAAAAACTGCAGGTGTATCCCTCCCGGATTACCTGAAGTTGGCAATCGACGTCGAGAAGAGCCCCGCATTCAAGGGTTCGAAGCTGAATGGCTTTGAAGCGTCTCTGGCATACATGGGTCTCCCGATCCGTGATGACTTCTCGGAAGGTGTTCTCCTGCAAGCTGCAGCTGACACGTTCCAGACGTTCCCGGGCACCCGCGCTTTCTTCCCACCGGTGATCGATGCGATCCTCCAGTGGAAGTATCGCCAGGACAACATCGAGTCTGTGACCCCGATGATTGCTCAGTCTCGGTCTGTCGACGGCAACGAAGTCATCACTCAGGTGGTTGACGACGCTGACAACGACTACCAGCAGACTGGTGTTATCGCCGAAGGTGCCAACATTCCGATCCGCTCGATCCGCTCCGGTGAAAAGAACGTCAAGTTCTACAAGTTCGGCGGTGGCATGGAGTTCACCTACGAATTCGAGCGGCGCGCAAGCCTCGACATCGTCACTCCTTATGCAGCTCGCATGCAGCGGGAAGTCGAAATCGGCCAGACGGCAATCGCCACGGGTCTGCTGATCAACGGTGACGGCGTCAACGGCGCAGCCCCAGTGGTTGCTGCAACGACACTCGCAGCTGCAATGCCTGTGGATGGTCGGCCAGTTCCAAAGACTGGCCGGATCGACTGGAACGTATTCCTGAGCTGGTTGGTCAACCAAGCCAAAGCGGGTACGCCTGTGGATACGATCGTTGGTAACTATGATATGTACCTCGAGTGGCTGCGTATGTTCGCAACTCCGGGCGCCAACGATGGTCTGTCCCAGGGCGAAACCTTGCAGAAAGCCGGCGTCGGTGTTGCAATTCAGAACCCACGGTTCAACTTCAATGTGAACTTCGCGCTCTCCTCGACTGCTCCAGCCGCACAGCTGGTGGGCTTCATCAAGAATGAAACCCTCGAAGAGCTCGTCGAGAACGGTTCGGACATCGAAGAATCCACCCGGGCGATCACGAACCAGAAGGTCAAGTTTGTGAAGACTGAGAACAAGGGCTACCGCCTGGTGTTCGGTGACACTCGCAGCATCCTCTCTCTCGACCAGTAATAGTGAATAGGGGGTCTTCGGACCCCCTAATCATCTCAGGAGTCCTGCAATGGAAAAAATTACCGTAGAAACCGCCGGCACATTCATGCTGGTTGACATCTTTGGCGGTCAAGAGATCGCTGCCTTTGGTCCCACGAAAGTCAACAAGACGGACTTCGTCGCCAACGCTCTCCGCAACGAGCAGCTGAAACTGGTCGGAGGCAAGAAAACCGCTGATGTTGACGCTCCCAAAGCGGAAACGATCCCTGCGCTGACCACTGTTCAGGTCATCCCAGAGGCAGAAAAGCCGGCTGTAACCAAACCCTCCTCAGGCAAAGCCTCAGCCAAAAAGGAATAATTGAATGTTCTCCGGGCTTCCCTACTCGAAGCTGGTGACATTCAATGAGGGTTTCCCCGACGGGGATGTCTCCTGGAGTCTCACAGACGTAGCCGGTAGCGTGATCGCTACTGGCCTCGTCACGCCTCCTGCTCTCGCCGTATCCGTGGTCGTGACCACTTCAGGAGCCAACAACACCCTAGCCGGCACAGCTTTGAAAGCCATTCGGCACCTCACCATCAGTTATGAAGTCGGCGGGGTCACAACAGGATTCCGCTCGAGCTACACCGTTCTGGGGTTGGTGCCTTTTGGCGCAAGCTGTGAGGGAGTCCGGAATAAATTGGGCGTCCCTGAGCACAACCTCCCTGACGAAGAAATTGGTTTGACCGAGGGCTACTATGAGTTCCGAGAACTGACCACTGCTACCTTGCTGGACGCTATAGTCCCTGCAGACGACGACCTGACCCTTAGGATCGCTGACGCCATCGAAGCCACCGCAGCGTTAGAGCTCGTCCCCACAATGACTCTCCGGGTCGCTGAACAGGAATCTTCAGGCACAGACAAGTTCAAACGGATGGACGTTGACTGGCTGCAGATCGCTGGAGGATTACGTCAGAGGATCGAAGCAGGACGCTTGGCCGTGACTAGCGGGTCGGTCCTGTCCGACAACTTCGGCTCTCTATTCACTCTCGGAACTTCCCCCGATCGCTTTACAGGATAGTTTTTCTGGCGTAGCAGAAGTCTATGACAGAGAAACCAACCCCACCCTGGCTCGTTCCAGTCATCGTAATCATGTTCCTTTTAGCGGGTATGATCCAAATAGGAAAATATCTTGGACCTGTAACCATAACCCATGAAGAACGAGCTGAACAAATCCAACAGCGCGACCGGGATCGAAAACAGGCCGAGATCGACCAGTTCGTTTCCGAGGCTTGTGCTGAATACAACTGCTACTAGGCAGCTGTCCGCTTTAGCTCCACGCTGATCGTCCGGTAATTCCTCAGCAGGGTCTGCACCATCGGCGCCACCTCGAACGTGGTGGAGACCATCACGGTGAACTCATCTCCAGTTACGGCATCTCGAATGGGGATTTGAACCCCCTCATGGAATTTGTCGAATAGGAAGTCGAGAGCCTCGATCTCTTTCATCAGGTTGACGTCCTGATACGTCGAGAGCCCAATCGAAAACCGGACGACCCACAGGTCATCATTTTCATCAAAATTGAACCCGTCAACACCCACCAAGGTGTTCTTGGGAAACTTGTCCTCTTCACCCCGGCTCTCCCAGGCGTGATAGGTCACAATATCGTTGGTGGTTGTGGCTAATTCAGGGATTAGGTCTGAGACATACCTGAGAAGCGACTTATAGATCTGACCGATGGGGCTCATGCAATCAGGTGATAGATAGTGTCCGAGAACGCCAGAGTTATCTTCAGGTTCAGCTTCAACCAGAAGACGGGCAAGAGCAATAACAAACAGATCGAGACAGATGTAGCCCGAGCAGCTAATCTCATCATCACCAATGTTGCGATCACTTATTCCAACAGGAACTATAAAAAGCTGACCTCCCGAATTCGCCGGTCAGTTGCTTTGGCTGTGAGTAAAGAGATCAACCACGCTGCAACCCAATGGGCAAAGCTGATTGGTCGGCCAGGATATTATACGGGGCCTGTCGGAATGATCGACTCAAAGGAAGAGGGTGCAACATCATTTAACCTCGGGTCCTACGGGGACTGGAATAAGCGAAGCACCAGATATCTCAGAGATAAAAAGACCCAGTATAGACACACCAAATGGTTTTATTCCACAGGTTTGTTGAGGAAATCCCTGGGAAGTGGAGGCGCCTGGGCTAGCAACTTTGGCCCCATCCAGGTGATCGTCACGAGAAATGGTACGCTTGATCGAAACGCTGACCATGATCCTAAATATCTCAGCTCAAGTCAGCGTAATGATCGATCTACTTTGAGATCCCAACACAAGATACGTGCCTTGGGATATCAGCCTCGAGATGGCAAAAAGAAAATCAGTATAGGTACGATCCGGGTCAGAGCTCTAACCAAGATCACCCCGGGGGACCTACCCTCGCTGGCTTCAGGGATCACCTCATTCGAGGGCAACGTCTCAGGGCTGATCAAAAACAAGGAGGTTCGTGCAAGAGTTGCCGGCAGCGGTCCTTACCGACCCACCTTGGAACCCTTCCTCAGCTTCGTGCTCACCCGGGCGATACCCCATGCTGTCCGCAAGAAAATTGCTGATGGGATGAATACCACCCCGAACAAGGCGTAAAATCGCCTGGTTCTCTCGAAAAACCTTGCTTCCGTTCCCCTAATGAAGGCTTAACATCAACGATGTCCGGTCCAGAAACAGTAGTCCCAGTCGAACTCGAAGCTGATGGTCAATCAGTAAACATTGCTCTGGGTAACGTCTCAAAACACATCTCTGATATCAAGACCCAAATCGCAGCCGCGAACAAGCTGTCGAAGACCGGCGCGACCGACTTTGATGCTGCAATGGAGAAAACGCTCCGGAAGCTCAAAACCTCCTTGAGCCAATTGGCCACAATCCAGCAGGGGCTGGCCACCGTAGGTCAGGGTGTGGGAGGGGCGAATGCTGCCCAAAGTTTGGGCAATGCCACCGACAAGGCTGTCCGCTTCACCCGGGCGATGAAAGACGCTGGCAACGCCACCGAGGTAATCCAGACCCGCCTGGCTTCGATCAATAAGCTCCAGGCCGCAAACGGCGGGAAGGATGACGCGCTGTCCCGGAAGTATATCCGGATGAAGGATGCAGTCCTCCAGGCGGAATCTGAGATCAAGAAACTCGACCGAGCAATCCAGAGGTCTGATGATCTGGCGCGGCAGAAAGGAGCTACCCCGGGTCCCGAACGTGCTCGCGCAATCTCGGCTCGGGACGCGATCGTTTCAAAAGTCTCGAATGGTAACAGTGTCAATTTTGGAACCGAAATGGCTGCTGGACGGGACGCTGCAGCTGCCTATCTCAACACCTCCAGAGCTATCCTGACTACCGTACAGCAGACCAAGAAAACCGTTCGGGATACCAACACGGCCCGGATCGAGGCCAACCGGTTGAAGTCCGAAGAAACCCGAAAGGCTAACCTGGGCCTGAAGGTCGCCAAGGATCAACTGCGAACCACGATTACGGATGCTAACGCTCTCAACCAGAAGGAGCTGGGTGAAGAACGTCTCTACGACCTACGCCGGCGGAGCAAAACTGCGGCGGATGCTGAACAGAATGCAATCCTGAGGAGTATTCAGCTAGAGAAAGAACGGGTCCGTATTGCCGAGGCCCTCCTGCGGGTTCAGAAGCAATCGGAGGTCAAGCCTCTCAGTCGAAGTGAGATCCTCAACACTCGCAAAGCTCAAATCCCCGGAAGCTTTGGCGCCCTCAACGACAAAGCAATCGAAGATGCAATAGCGTCGTCTATGGAGCGTCAGGAACGGATCCAGAAATCTCTGAACGGTTTGTCCGCTCAAGCCAACCGGGACGCTCGGGATGAGCTGAGCTACGAGAGAGCCACGACCGCAGAATTGCGGAAGCAGCAAACCGATCGTGCAAAATCGGCATCCGCCGCCGATAGAGTTCGGAGGGCTGAAGCTAAAGCCAACGCCCCGATTGTAGCTCAGCCAGACAAACCCTCTGCCGTTCAAAATATTATGAGCCCCAGCTACATGTTAGCAGCCGCGGCCCGGACAAGCGTTTATGGGGCTGCTGCTGCAGCAGTATACACTTTTACTGCCGCAGTTCGA